CCAGACGCCCTTACCAATCCTTTCACGACCAACGGCACGACGACTGTTTCCGTAGCGGATACGGCGCACGGAGCTGAACAGGGAGATTTTGTGACTTTTGATTCATTCTCCGCCATTGACGGCTTGGATATGAACAATGAGTTTGAAATCACCACCATCACGGATTCAGATAACTATACCGTTACCCATACAAGTACGGCGTCAGGATCCACGGCTGGTGGAGGAGGGACAGGAAACGCTAATTATCAACTCAGCATCGGACTGGCAACATCCACTTATGGATATGGATGGGGCACTGCCACATGGGGACTCAGCACATGGGGAACGCCACGTTCATCATCAGCAGTGGTGATTTACGGACGCAACTGGTCACTTGATAACTTCGGTGAAGATTTGATTGCAACGGTCATTAATGGGTCAACCTACAAATGGGATCTTTCAGGAGGTGTGAGTGTCAGAGCTGTAGTTGTTTCAAACGCCCCTACGGCATCACGATTTAGTCTTGTATCGGCTGATACTAGACATTTATTTTGTTTTGGAACAGAGACAACGATTGCAAACACGGCCACGCAGGATGACTTGTTTTTTAGATGGTCTGACAGGGAGGACTTGACGGACTGGACGCCAGTGGCGACAAATGAAGCGGGATCTCTTCGTATTGCGGATGGATCACGAATTGTCGGAGGAGTTAAATCAACAGGGCAGATTCTTGTGTGGACGGATAAATCCTTGCACGGTGTTCAATTTGTTGGAACTCCTTACACTTTCGGACAGCGTCAGTTAGGGGCTAACTGCGGACTTATAGCTCAACACGCCTGCATAGATGTAAATGGTAAAGCCTACTGGATGGGGGAGAATTCCTTTTACATGTATGATGGTGTGGTTAAAAAAATGCCTTGTTCCGTACAGGATTATGTCTTTGATGATATGAGTTTCACTAATAGAAATGACATTGCATGTGGACTGAACAGCGAATTCAATGAAATTATTTGGTATTACGCCACGGAGAACGCCACTCAAATTGACAGAGGAGTTGTCTATAATTATTTGGAAAATACGTGGTATACCATCAGCCTTGACAGAACTACTTGGCTGGCGGCAGAGGTATATGAACAGCCTATCGCCACTCAATACAGCACGACCTTAATGGCCAATTCCGCAACCATTCTGGGTCTGACGGCGGGAGCTTCTCAGGTATATGAACACGAAAAAGGAAACAATCAAGCGGACGGCACGGCGATTAGCGCGAGCCTGACCTCAGGATCCATTGAAATTGCCTCGGGAGATAATCTTATGTCCGTAAGCAAGTTCGTTCCTGATTTCACTAATCTAACAAATAATGTTGCTGTTACGTTAACTCTGGAGCAATATCCACAGTCAGGAGCTAATGTAACAACAACAGGAAACGTCACATCTTCAACGCAAAAAATTGATGTACGTGGAAGAGGAAGGTCCGTGAGTCTCGCTTTTGTATCCAATGCTATTAATGACACGAACTGGAGACTAGGTTCCATGAAACTGCAACTCAGACCAGATGGAAGAAGATAATGCCTAAAATTACAATAACACGTTTACCTAATGCGACACTTGAATATTCCCCCGCTCAAACGGATCAATTAATGCGCCTTCTTGAACAAATTATTTTACTGCTCAACACTTCCTACAAACAGGACTTGGTAGAGGAAAGTAGCGGAAGGAGTTGGTTCCTTGGCTGATACCTTTAAAAACGCTGCCCTAGACATGACCACTACTGGTCCCACGACCATTTACACGGTTCCGACGGCTAATCCAGGAGCTTTACCTCCTGTTTTTCCAACCACGGCTGTAATTAAATCCATTATCATATGCAATGATTCTGCAAACACCACCGAGTATACCATAGAATGGACGGACAGCAGCGCTTCAGCAACCTATAAAATTACCAATGACAAGACTATTACTACTGATACTACCTATGAAGTTTTATCACAGCCTTTAGTCTTGGAGGAGTCGGACTTGATTAAAATAACGGCGAACGCCGCCAATGAGCTTCACATCACAATGAGTTTCTTAGAAACAACAAAAGGAGCACTCTAATCGAACTTCATTCCTTATTTATTACTCCTGTGTTCGCGGTAAATTTCACCAGCGGTGACTATGGAGACTTGATTAAATCCGTCAGGGATGTTCAAAAAGAAGATTCAAAAGGGATGCAAAAAACCAATCAAGGGGGATGGCACAGCCGTGATGATCTCCACGAGGATAAGCGCTTCGGTGTCATTAAAGCGGATATGATCCACTACTGCATAGAGGCCTTAGACCATTTAGGTGTAGAGGATCACTGTGAACCGCGCCTTACTGGGATGTGGGCCATGATCAATGGGCCGGGAACCTATAATAAATTGCACTCACACCCCCATAATTATCTCTCAGGAGCTTTTTATCTGCAAGTTCCACCGGACAGCGGGAAACTTACTTTTCATAATCCTCACCCCCAATCTGAGGTATTAGCTCCCCCCGTCAAAGCGAATCAATCCATTCATTTAGCCCAGCGTGTGGGGTGGGAGCCAAAGGTTAATGACTTGCTTATTTTTCCTTCATGGCTTAATCATGAAGTGGAAATTAACAATTCAAAAGAGGATAGAATTATGTTAAGTTTTAATATTGAAATACAAAGGAAATTAAATTAGATGGCTAAAATAATAGAACCAGCAGAACTGTTAGGACATATGGACACATCGGATGGACGCAGAATACCCCGATATAAGTGCAAAAGTGAAACCACTCTCACCAATACAGTAACGGGAAAGGAATATGATTCAGAAGATTCGATGAAATCCGATGTCGATAATCCTGCCACAACGACAAAAGAAGAACACATCCGACGAGATGTGAGAATATTCGCGCCATCACTGGCGGATATGCTAGGGGAAGTCCCTAAAGACTAGGCGCTACAAGCCTAATTTTAATGTCAATAGTATTTGTTAAAGAAAATTTTTTTCCATTAGAGATCTATAATTTTATTGTGAAAGAAATTCTATCTGTTGAATATAGTCCTCCTCCTAAATGGTCAGGAGAACAGTATCAAGGTAATTATTGGAATACTCATACTTTACCAAAAGGATGTGAACTGCAAACAAAAATGAAAGAACTTGTCGCAGAACATTTTTATTTTAAAGATGATTTTAGTTATATAGATTCTTGGTACACAATGGTGGGAGCATCAGATCAACCTAGACCTCACATCGATGAAAGCTGGGGGGCAACTCATCAACTTTTAATTTATATGCATGGCGAAGAATCTAGAAACAACGGCACAGGTTTTTATCATGTGACCGATGATGATCAATTAGAATTAAGTTATCATATTGGTTTTAAAAAAAACAGAGCAGTTTTTTACACCTCTGATGTATATCACGCGCCTCTTCAATGGGCCGGTGGTGGTTCTTTTAGATACTCTATTGCTAATTTTTTAAAAAAATCAAGTTAAGCGCTACAAGCTTCGCATTCAGCCTCCGCCTCATTACCATCTACATTAAAACTTGTATTTTTCTTTTCAGAAGAATTCTCACACCCGCATCCGTTCTTGTGATCTTTTAATTCTTTCTCTAGTCTTAAATTGTCTCTCTCAACCGCCATTAGCCTTTCGTGATACCGTCCTGTCTTATCGGCAAGGACAGCGATAGCCTTCAATACCTCTTGATTTTCCATTTTTTTCTCCTAATTTGTAATTTTGGGTGAGAACCAATTTAAACACATCGTTGATTTAAATCAAGATGATTAATGTCAAATTGTGATAATAGTTTTCTTGACAAAGGAAATGTGATATGGAAGAGGACAGAATATGAGTGAGAAAGAGAACGACACCACAGTAAAAACTTGGCACGATAAGATGCATATTTTCGGCCGGATTATCTGTAAATATAAAATGGAAATAGATCTCATTGATGACTTAAATCACAAATATGAAGATGCCTTAAAGAAGACAAATTTATTAACTTCTCATGGTAAAAATCTTGCGGGAAGACTTGATTCCGAATTGGATGTATTGCCCATACTTCAGAGCTGTAAGATATTTAAAAAAATAACACAGTGCATGGGTGATTTTGTTGACACGTGCATTAGACACGGCATATGCAGGCCAGGACCCCATAATCTCGACATACTTTCGTGTTGGGTGAATGACATGAAACCAGGGGAATACAATCCGTGCCACACCCACAATGAAAATATTGGCTATTCCGCTAATCTGTATTTAAAAATTCCTGAATTCATTAATGATGTGAAGGAGCCACATAAATTCAAGGATGGCCGAATAACATTTATCTCTCCAGGTTCCACCACCTCAGAGTCTATCCTTCCAGAAGTAGGTGATTTTTATATTTTTGCAGCGGATCATATGCATTGTGTTTATCCTTTCAAAACGAAGGATCCGAATGACATTCGACGCTCTATGCCTATAAATTTTATGATTAACAACACGGTTCAAGGAACCGTCATATGACAATATTTTTTGATAGAAAAATTAAATTCTGCGGGATAGATAACAGATACGAAAAAGTGTGGCCCCATCCCAAACCCGCGACCAACTTCATTCCTGAGGAATATAAAAAATTAGAAAAACTCCATAAAGGCGACTTGAAAACAGCGACCGTTAAGGCGTGCATGCCTTTTCTTGACGCGATGGGGGCTGGATACATCATACCTTTCGACCAAGATTATGTATTTGATCCCACAGAAACAGAATTCACAATCACTCCCGCGAATAAAGACCGATCTGATATTAGTATTCATAAGAAGATTCAAATTCCTAAAGAATGGCATCATAAGGTTGGAGAGTACGCTGGTAAGTTCATTAATAAATGGATAATTGTAACCCCTCCTGGATACAGTTGCTTGTTCACTCAACCAATGAACAGGTTGGGAGAAGACCGTTTTCAACTTATCAACGGAATCGTTGACACCGACACTTACATCGCCCCGATTAATTTTCCTTTCATTCTTCATAAAAGGGATGAGCAGTTTATGGTTAAAAAGGGACAACCCTGCGTCCAAGTCATTCCTTTTAAAAGGGAAACATGGAAAATGTCATCAGGTTTTTACTATGAAAAAAGACACGTAGAGACATCAAATCTGCTCGATAGTGAGTTCATTGACAGATATAAAAAAATGTTCTGGCACAAGAAAAGTTTTAAATAAGACAAGTTAAATATGGAAGAACAACCCATAATAAATAATCTATTTGGAAAATCCATTTATAAAAATTCCATAAAAAATCATGAAAGCATTAATGAAGAAATTATTCCCCATATAGAGAAATTTGCAAAAGAAAAACCCGGACTACTCGCTACTACGACTGATACATTACTTGGTGATCCCCAATTAGACAAGGCTGTTGATAATCTGCATCAAGATGAAAAATACAGGAGTCTTTTTAAAAAGCTACAAGAGCAGATCAAAGAATTTTTTAATGCTAAGGGGTATAGCGCGGAAAAATTTGATATTCATGTTACCAAATCATGGATTGCTTATTCAATTAAAGGTCAATGCGTCCCTTCCCATAAACACACAGCAAGTCATTATAGTTGTTGTTATTATGTTAGAAATAATGAAATGGGAAATTTAAAAATAGAACAAGACTATGCTGATATAACAGGATTTTTCATTCCTTCAACGGATGAGTATTTTTCTAGCTGGAATCAATTTAATTTTGCAAGTTATGTTCTGCCAGTAAAGACAGGGGACTTTGTTATTTTTCCAAGCGGAATGGTACACTCGACTGAAATTAATACAAAGAATGAAGCGAGAATATGTATTTCGTCAGATATCTTATTTACTATGAAAAAAGGAGTCAGTGCGGAACATTGTATTCCTCATCCTCACGGATGGCTGACAGTTTCATAACCAGCTATAATGATAATACCTACACAAAATTATATAAAATGCTATGAAAACATACTAGATCCTGAAGTATGCAAGAAGATAGTCGAGGAAGATAGTCATAATTTTGAAGATGCCTTGACACTTGACGGAATAAAAAGTTCTCAGCGAAGATGCTATAGAAAGATTATTGATAAAAAATTTGACCCCCTTATTTTTGAGGGTGCTGGCAAAATTTTACAACTCTATTTAAAAGAGTTTAAAAATTTATCCTTTGGATTATCTTGCGAAGACACGGGATACGACCATCTACTATACAAGGGAAAAGAAAAAGGAGAATATAAAGAAC